CAGACGGGAGTAATTTTTTATTTCAAAAAACTACTTTTTCTTACTCTTGTCCAAGGCGATAATCCCGACAACGAGTAAGCCAAACGTAAACAAACACGTTAAAGCGTCCCATGTCACCACGACTATCCCCCCTTAAAGGGCAAGCCGTCCATACCGTCATGCGCTGAACAAAACAGCGTGACTACTCTCTGTTTCTATTCTATCACACAATCATGTGTTCTACAATCTTTTCTTTCACCACAAGCATACGCATCACATCCTTACACATATCTCCGCTTACGCTCTATTTTTCTGCTTCTCCTTCGCTTCCGCTTTTTCCGCCTGCTTTTCCTGCACAATCCATTTGTACGGACAATTTTTCCAAAACGGATATTTGCCGTCGTTTTTCTCTGGACTGTAATTGCTAACCCACAAATACCACCATTGTTCCTTTGTAAGGTTGCCCGATTGATATTGCTTCGTCAAATAAGCGTATACCTTATCCTGTTTGGATTTCCCCTTAATGATTTTCCCTTTAGAATCTGTACTGCTTTGCAGCTTATTCAGCGAATTCGCTATATTTTCATAGGTTTCGTACTTCATATTCATTCTATCGCAGACTTCCATCTTTTCGAGTTTACTTTCCAGCTTGTCTCCTGAGAATGTAGTGCTAATCTTGAAATACTTGCTGTAATCGTTGCCGCATTTCTCCAGCAATTTCAACTTATTTTCCATTTCATCTTTAGAATACGCAATATTACGGCTCTTTGCCAGCTGCTTCATCGCCCTGTAATTGGCAATTTCCTTGATTCCGCTCACAGTCTTTATCTTTTCATCATCAGACAGCGATTTGTAATAGCTGGTTTGAATGAATTTTTCGGCCTGCTTTGCAGCATAACCGTTCCCATTTTGAATAAATTCCAGCCATTCCTCCCTGGTCATCTGAACCTTTTCCCCTTCGCCAAAATCTGCTTTTTTGCTCGGCGTTGTAAAGAATGCCGCTCCATCACCAGTTGCAGCTTTTAACCGCAGCAGTTCATCGTTAAGCGGAGCAGATATATCCTCTGTAACTGTGGCGGGGAAGAGCATATTCTCAGCTGTCCGCTGCAGCGCTCCTCTGCCCTGGTTCTGCATCATTTCTTCTCCATATATATTGAGTTTTGCCGGCAGCGTCTGACTTGCCAAGGGCAGACGGGCCACAATTTGATTAGCCGTCTGCTTTAACGGATTCGGGTCGTACGTTTCCCGCTGATATGGGTCTATTGTTTTATTAGCCGAGTACAGAATAGCCGGCACATATTGCGTCGGGAAACTCATGGCCGTATTTGCCATATTAGTAAGTGTATCACCATAACCGCCGAAGAAGTCAGACAGATTCGCAAAGAAGGATTGGGTCAGAAAACAGTTGGCGCCACTCTTAAAGGCCGTCCCAGCAGCAGCGGCTGCTGCGCCAAAGTCATCCCCGGCCTTATCCAAATCACCAGCCGCAATATCATCCCATAAGTCCGTCAGGGAATCCGCATCAAGCCCACTGCTGTATACATCGGCGCCTATTGCAATTAGACTTGCAACTGGCTGTGCCCACTGATATTTATAATATTTGCCGTTGATATAAAACGAATAAGGCTGCCAGCCTGAAGCAATTAGTGCTTGCCTTTCATCCTTATCGTCAGGATAACCGCCAGTCGCACGGCCCGCTGCTGCCAGCGCATACCCAATCGCCATAATGCCGGGGCCAGTCACACCGCGAGCCAGCCTTTGCGCAAACAATCTCTGATTAAACGGCTTCTTTCCTGATACTGCGCCGCCCAGCTCTGCAGCAGCCCTTGCAATCCCTGCTGAGGAGTAGTCCAGAATTTTATCCGCAATATTTGCCGGCGTCTGCGCAAAGGGAATAATAAAATCCCCCAAGCGAAACGGTCCCAGGGTCAGAAAATGATTCAGACCGTCCCGGATAAATGTTGCCGCTTTGGACATATTCGATTGATTCTGGAATACAAGGTCAATGGCATATGCGTATGCGTCAGCTTTGGTTTCCTCCGCAGTCATATCGTATCCTAGTCCTTCCAGCTCCTTCATGCGCTTATTGTAATGGGCTTCAAAGAACGGACGGTCTCCTGCCATCAATCCATAGCTGACCATCATGTCCACCGTATTGAGGAAGTCATTCACCGTCCCTTTTATGCCGCCATTTTGTTTTTGAAACGTTCTTCCGCGGGGCATTTCATATTGCGTCGTCGCCGTGTCCCCCATACGGTAGGTATTGACGCCATGCTTAATATCGCTTGCCGTTTCGGCTAGCCCTTTTCCAAAGCCCTTCAGCTGCGTTATCAGATGCGGGTTTGCACTAATCGTGCGCTGCGTTCCTCTCGCTTTGGAAACGAACATATCTATCGGAGCTGCTATCAATGAGCCGCTTATGGTTTCTGTACCGGCTAACGGAACATTGCCCACCACGTTTCTTCCATGTGTCGCAGGATTAGACAACATTGCTAAACGTTTTAAATGCGTCGCCTTCTCCTGAACAGAGACCGGCATCTTATCCAACGCTATTTTATGCGCCTTTGCCATCGCAATTTTCCACTCACGGCTGTAGATTTGGTACTCATTTGCCTGTGCAACATACTTCTGGATATTGGCAATATCCTCATTCGTCAGAACCGGCAATTTGTTTTTCTCTTTGATGATATCTACAATTTCCTGATTCTCATAGGCGCCCAGATTAATCAGCTCCATGAGCTTGTCAAAGGATGATTTTTGTCCCGCTCTTTTAAGCTGCGGCTTTACCATCTCCGGAAACATCTGCTTCAATCGCTGCTGCGTCAATCGATTCAATTCACTGTAATAGGCCTTCACCACAGCATTTGACAGGTCCTGCGCCGCCTGTTCATCGGCATTTGTATAATCAATAATATGCTTTGTAATGACTTGGGCAGCAGCGTCCTTGTTTTCCTTGATAATTTGCTTCAGGTCGATATCAGCCAGCTTCGCTGTTTCCCTTACAGCATTTTGCAACGTTCTTTGGCTATAAAAATCAGACAATTCCAGGTCTTGAAAATTCCCGTTCAAAGCATTTTCAATGACCGCCAAAGTTTCCGAATCATTGCCATACTTTTGCTTCATAAACTCCTGCGCCCGCTGAAACACTATGGCATACTCGGCTTTATGCTCTACGGCGTCTTTCAGATAATCCAGCTGGCTGTGCTGCCGTTTTGTCGCAGAAGAATAATCCGGAAGCCCGGCTTCTTTTAAAATTGTATACAGCTCCGTTACAATTCTGGCATCCGGTACTCGGCCCTTGGCTCTTAATTCTGTATCAACGCCATTCAGAATTCTGTTTCGCAGGGAATTGCCTAAATTGTCAATATGACTGGACAGGATATCCTTCGCGGTCTTTTCTGCGCCTGCTTCAGCATCTCGGATAGCTTTTTGCACCTGCTTCGTCTCGTTCTCTATCTTCCGCCACTTCTTAGAATCCTTCTCAACGCCCAGGATTTTATTTGACTTATACTGTTCCTCCGCTTTCGCCACATTCCTTTGGGCCTGCAGCATGATACCGACATCCGTATTGCGGCTATACTTTGCAAATGCCTGAATAAATCGTCCGCCTTCTGTGGCTCGCTCATAAGTACCCTTCAGCCATTTTCGCACATCACTGTAATCGCCGCTTTCCTGCGCCTCTTCCGTTCTTCTTTGTAAGATAAACATGGCAGCGTCTAAATCTTCGCCCTTCCATCCCTGCCTGCTTTCCAGGTCAGCCACAGTGCCTTCATAGTCGTTTCCTAATCGCTGTGCAGCTCTTCTCAGGCTTTCCTTTTCCGATACCTTATCATACTCTGCGCCCTCTGAAGAAAGCTCAATCTGTTTCTCTGTCTCAGTAAACAATTTGGAGTTCATGATTGTATTGGTATAGGCTTTAGAAAGCTCTTTTCCATTTGCTTTCGCCTGCGCCCGTTCCGCTTGTATTTTCTCCAATAATGCCCTTTGCCGGGCAGCACGTTCACCGTTTCCCCCTAAACTATAGCGCACACCAGAATCTTCATTGACATCCTGCTCATTTTGTGATACGCTGTCTTCAACAAAAGAATCATCGTCTGTATGCATAACCTCTTTTTGAGGGATAAAGCTTATCACTTTCGATGATTCTTTTTTTATTGTTTCTAAATCATATAAATAACGTTTGCCGTCCTCGCCTAATCGGATTACTAACTTTGCTGAATAAGAATCATAACCTTGTCCTTGCTTTTGCGGGACTGCAAAATTCACGTCATATTTATACCATCCGCCTCGTGCATCATTTCTGTGTCGTTCCTTCGTATTACCTCTCCACTGCCTATTTTCCGCAATTTCAATCAATTCATCAAGATTTTGCGCTGCCTGCATTTTAGCTGTCCGTAACTGAGGACGTAAAGCCCTTGCAGATTTTGAGTATACATATTCGCCCGGCAAATCTTTTCCCAAATATATTTCATGACCATTTTCAGCAATTTTTGCAAAGAACCCTTCTTGATTGGCTACTAAATCGCGCAAATACTCCCGTACTACTTGATTTTGATTTGCATACTCCGGATATCCTCAATCACCACAACAGGCTTTTGGTCCGTGGTATAGCCTATGCTATAGCGCACACCCGAATCTTTACCGCCGCCCTCCGCATAAACAGTGTCCGCATCACCCATCTGCGGCTGCTTTTGGCGACGCTGCTCGGCAGAGAAATTGCGACGTTCCGCCGTATCTTTGGCCATAATTTCACCGGCTGTATTGCGATATAGCTTGCTCCCATCTTCAGCAGATTGCGTCATGAGATCCCAGTATTCAGGATTCGCCCCTTTCGGAAAACCCTCCACATCTTGAATCGCATGCTGGGCTTCATGCAATACCGTTTTTTCAGGCATGAACCCATTCCGGTTTACGCTGATAAGATTTTCTGAAGAAGAATGGCTCCCATTTATCCCACCATTCATTTCCTCCGCCCTTACCCGCACATTTTTTAGCTGCGGATATGCATCATATAAGGCATCATGTTCCAGCACATCATTTAACTGCGTATTGCCTTCCGTCAATCTTTCATACAATCTGCCAGGTTCGCTGCCCCAAATATCGTCTAATTCTTGTAAACGGCTTTCTTCTGCCTCCGTCAGTCCTTCGCCAAACATCTTATCCATCAAATTTAGATATTCCACATACTCAGGATGGGCCTTTCTGAAATTAGCATCTCCGTTTTCTCGATACATCGCATTGCTGTCATCAATCTCATAAGCCCATTTACCACCTGTGACAGCGGATTGAAACCACCCTGTTTCCTGCCTGATAGTTTCCATATTGATGCCTGCCGCTTTCATCTGCTGCGCCTGTGTCAACGCTTTCCGGTCTGCTGTCTGACTTTGTTCACCGGCAAACATGTAATTGGTATGCTCGCTTCTTTCCATGCCTGTTCGCTGTAACTGCCGGAAAGATTTTTCATACAGCCTCTGCGCTTTTTCTATGAGTGCCCTCTGCTCTGCTTCCAGTGCCGTAACCGTACCGCCTTTTTGTTTTCCAAATCCAGACAGCCACTCTTTCAGCACCTGCCAAATGCGCTGAGCAATATGCGGCCGTTGTGCGACTAACTTATCAATAAACGCACCGTCTGTGATGGCTTTTTCCATAAACTGTGCGCCCAGCTCTGCCGCTGCATCGTCTTCCGATAACTGAACTTGCCCATTCGTGACTGCCGCATAGTCCTGACGTATCATTTCAATTAAGTCTTCCCGGCTAACCTCCAGGCCCTCCGCACGATAAATTGACTTGTGCCAGTCCAGCGCAGTATTTATCAGACTATCATAGCCCTCCGTTTTCGTCATACCATGGAATAACTCATGAGAAAAAATCATCCGTACCGTTTCTGCATCCGTTGCCCTTTTGGCATTCATATAAATCCTGCCGTTGTGAAAGCAGCCGTTCACTGTATCCGGCAGGCCATCCACAATAGCAATATCCAGTTTGCTGTTTTTCGTTGCCTTATCATAAAAATTCAGCACATCCTGGTTTATTGTCGATAAATCGGTAAGCTGTACATTCTTCCAGTCTACCAGTTGCTCCGGCCGCTGAACCGTTTCCGCATCAGAAACAGTTGCTTCCTGCTTCTGCATAGATTGCAGTCTGTTATAAATACCACTTGCTTGCTCAATCAATGTTTGTGCATCTTCTACCGTTACCACCTGTTCAATCTGGCTTTCCAGTTGCTGCAGCTGCGCCTGTAAATCGCTGGCCGTCATACCATGATATAAATATTCCTCACTGGCCGGAATAGAACCATCCAGACTTTGATATCCATTCTGCAGAGAATCAGCCACGAAAATTTCTGCTCGTTTGGCATTGACTGTATTTTCCCGTCCATGGTCATCCACCAGGCGCTGTAAACCATCCTCTATTTGAGGATACGCCATGCCTGCTTGTAGCATTTTCTCGATAGGTTCTGATTGTAGCCGTTCTGTAGTGCCTAGCGCCTGTGCGTTTCTAGTTTCAGCATTGAAGCTATAATTCCTGCCACCCTTGATACCATTTCTCACATCATTCAACAAAATGGCTGCCTGCTTTTGGAACATCGGCCGTACTGCCGGATTTTCCTGTTGGTAAGCCTTCACCTTGCTATCCTTCACATTGTCCCAATCCCGTTCTGCCATTTCCAGTGTGACATTTGGCTGCGGACGCTGTAACTCCGGCCCAATCGCATGATTCTGCGCAGCATTCCCATTTTGTACCTGTCCCGACAGATTACCGGCTTCGTTCTTTGCCGCCTGCCGGCCTTGATTGCTCCGGATGGTATTATCTATCACATCTTGAATTATCTCTGTTCCTGCCGTATTTTGCGGATTCTGCGCACCTTGGGCGGCGGTTTGTTTTATCTGCGGTGCTGTTTCCGGACGAATTCCGTTGCGTACAATATTTACGCCGCCTGCTGCGCCCTTCAATACCCCTGCCGTCAGGCTACCCAGCAAAGCCGCCTGGCCAATCTCCTGCAGGCTTGCGTCCTTCGCATTGGGATTGTAGGTTTTGCGCTGCAGAAACGGGTCAATATATTCGGTCAGAGCTTCTTCTCCGCCTTCTATGGCGATATCCATTGCATTTCCCGCCACTCTGCCTGCAGTACCGGTAAGCCCCGGCAGCCTGCCCACTATCTTTCCGCCTTTCAGCAGACCGGGAAGCAACGGTAAACCACCGCCCAGCCTTTCCGTGCCCGTTTCCTTTGCACCAGTCATAATCCCATAGGTCGCCGCATCGGAAAGATTGGCTCCCTCGTTCAGCGCCTTATTGGCGCCGCTGCCGGCTGCAGATAAGCCCATCAAAGCCAAACTGCCGCCAGCGCTAAAGGGCGCCAAGGCCAAAGCAGGCGCCATATTCACAATGCCAGAACCTACTTCCGCGGCAGTCTTTCCAATCTGGCCAAAATTATCATATCCGTATTGTTTCTGCAATGCCGCCTGCTTTTGGGCCTGCTCTGCGGCAATATTCCGCAAACTCTGTCCCATGCTCTGACCGCTATGGAACGGGTCTGCCACATTGTCGATGCTGGCTTTATGCCCTTGGGCAGTTGTGAGCAAATCCTGCGCTATCACATACGGCACCGATTTCATGCCACCGGTAAACTGGTTCAATCCGCTTTTTCCGGCATAGCCCAATACGTTAGGCGCCTTGGCCGCTTCTGCACGATATACATTCATTAACGCCTCATTGACGATTTTGGCCTGCTCTGATGCTTTTGCCGTTTTATTCAGCTTTGCCGTACTACCATTGCTGCCTGCCAGCGCTTCTTGATTCCTTCTGGCTTGCGTAGCCTGCTTTGCCCGTTTTTCCACAGCGGCAGATGACACCAGCCCCCGCCCTTCTGTCACGCCTTGTCCAATTGCGGTTTCTGATGTCGTGGTACTCTTTTTATTGCCGATTCCAAAGGGATTCCTGCCGGCAATATCAGATTCCATCGCCTTTTTCGTTGCGTTATAGGAGGCGTCTGTTGGCCGCACTACACGGGTTGAGCCATCTGTGTAGGTAACCTTAATTCGGTCCCCATAGGTTGTATATTGCTTGCCAGTAGCCCCTTTTTTGTTTTTATAGTTTTTGGTCTTAGCCATTCCAGACACTCCCTTTTTCTATTCATTCCTACCTACAACAGCCCAGGCAACAGCTTCGACGCAATGCCTAAAGCTAATTGCTGCGCATTTTGTGCTGTCAACCCACTGCTGCTTCCCCCATCATCCCCAAATGGGTCTATTGTCGTAGCGTTGCTCCCGCTAGCTTTTTTTAGACTGCTCTGCAGCTTCTGATTGGCCAAATACTGATTTTGCAGCTGCGCCGCTGCCAGCTGCCGTTCCATCTGCGCTGTGGTAGCGCCGCCGGTCTGACTGCCGTTGGGCCAGTAGCCGCTCGATACCAGTCCCAGATTGCTCAGCGAATTGACCAGCCCCATATCGCTCAATAAACCGTTATTGTACATATCCTGATAATAGGCCGCCTGCTGCAGCTTCTGATTGTATGCCTGCTGGCTTAATGTGTTCTCATACTCCCGTTCTGCCTGCTGCTTCTGCCACTCCCATTGCGCCTGCTGCATCGCCAGCTGTTGCTGCTGATACTCCCGCTCATAGGCGGCCTGCTGCTGTTCAAGTGCCAACTGTGCCTGCTGTAAGGCCCGATTGGCTTCATCATTGGTCACCTGATAGGTGTACTGGCCCATATTGCTGTAATAATCGGACAGCGCCTGCAGTTCCTGCTGGGAAAGACTGGATAACAGCGTACTCAGATTCTGATTAATAGCATTGATATTGCTGTTATACTGATTCTGCAAGCCCAGCTGGGCGCTCTGCATAGCCCCCGACGTCCCCAGCCCCTGGGCCGATAGGGTCTCGTTCATAGCCCGGCCGGCCAGCAGATTATTAATATAGGCGCTGCGAGCCTGCTGCTCCGCGTCGGCCTGCGCCTGCTCCTTTTGCTGCGCCAGCCAGTCCTGCGTCGCCGTCAGGCCATTTTGCAGCAGCGCTTCAATCTGCGCCAGCAAGCTGCTGTTGCCGGTCTGCTGGGCATAGCTGCTCAGATTGTTGATATAGCTGATGGCGCTGTCCACATTGGCATTGCCGGTATAGGTGGTATTCCCTGCATTGGTGGCAATATTCTGCGTCGGCGTAATCCCCGCGTTGATGTTGAAATCGTTCAGCGCCGCGTTATAGGCCGCCATGAAATCGCTGTCCTCTCTGGCATAGGGATTGTTCTGCATATCGCCAAAAATAAAAGACAGGTTATCTAAGTTCCCTGTCTTACCGTTCACATATTGGGCGTAATTGGCGCTTTCTCCGCCGTTTGCTCCGGTCAGATAATCCTGACCGCCATAGCTCCACCACAGGCTGTCGGCGCTGTTAGAGCCGTCGGCTCCGGTATGCTGCTTCACAAACTCATTGCCCGGCAGCAGCGTTCCCCCTGCCGTATAGATGGCCTTATCGCTGGTGTAATCCCCTAGGCCCAGCCGCGTCAGCTCATTGTTCACATCCTGCAGCGTCACCATCCCGCTGCCGTCGGCCTTGGCCGTACCGATGCGGTTGTACAGGCTTTTCACATAATCGGCTGTATCAATCGAACCGCCGCCGTTTTGCTTCACCGCCTGCTGCAGCGCATATTGCAGCGCTTCATTGCCCCGGCTGTAATCCTTGACCGTATAGGTGCCGTTTTGATTGGTGAAGGTGTTGGTCGGCGTATAGCTCACACCGTTGCCCTGCAGGTCCGACTGCATAGACTGGTGGGTTACGTTGTAGTCGGCGTCGCCCGGCCGTACCAGACGGGAAGTGCCGTCTGTATAAATGACATTGATGGTCCCGTTGCTGTCTGCCACCTGATATTGCTTGCCCGTCGCGCCGGCATAATTCTGCCAGCCTGTCTGCGTGCTGGGCACTGTAGTCACCCCATTGCCGGAGCTGCCGCCGTTTTGCTTGCTGCCCGATACCGCCTGTCCAGTATTGGCAGAAACTACGCTCCCGCCGCTGTTGGTGCCGTACTGATAGCCGCTTTTGGAATCCCCGCCATTGGACCAGCTTTTTCCTCCGTCATAGGAAATCGACTCCTTCACTGTTCCGCCCGGCTTCCCGCCGCCATCATATTTGATGATTGCCATATTCTCACCCTTTCCATAAAAAAAGCGCCTGCCAAAAGGCAAACGCTTATTGTATTAACGTTTTATACGCATAAATTTAATTGATTCACTCATAGCTCCAGCAATAAGGCCGTTTGCTCCAAAATTGAAAGTATATACAATATCATCATCCGGTGTTAAAAGACAATAATCGACTACTCCATCGTTTTCTTCATCCGTACTTATTATTGTATTATCTTCTAAAATTGATGTAACCCATGCGCTTGCACCTGTACTTAACTTCGCATTAGAAGCAAAATAAACCCAATACATCTCTTCTTCAGCATCGTATTCTACCCACTTAATAGGCGCAACGTTCAGCCAATTTTCTAACGGCATCCAATTAGAGTTTCTCCATCCATAAAGTTCATAGGTGTAATCCGTTTCCTCTAGTACCAAATAGCATTGCGTCATATTATAGCCGTCTATCGAATTTCCGTATGTCCAAGATATCGTTACAGGCAATCCCCAATACGGAGTTCCTGGAATTTGAGTAAAATCAACAGGGTCGACATAAAGTATTATTCTGGATACAGTTCCGTCATTTGTTTGTGTAACATCAAGCACTGTATCACCGCTAATATTAGACATAACTCCTGCCGCCGGAGTGAGATATAACGTATATTCATCTAAATCTAATGAAAGGTCGCTAAAAACACTAGAAACGTCCGCATACTCCGTCCAACTGCTATTGCTATAATAAAAAAGTCTTAGTTTGTAAATAGAATCGCCGTAAGTTCCCTCGATACCATAAATGTTAACACCTTTTCTAATAAACTCCGGCCTCAAATTTCTATCACCTTTAACCGTCTGCGCCCCTGCAAGATACTGTCCTGCTGCAATTACTTGGTCTGTCGTGCCTGGTGTAATCGTAGCTGCCGCCTTTATAATATTTTGTTCTACGTCAACATAATTGTCTTCTTGCCCAGCATAATAAAAACGACCTAAAAACTCCTGCCTTACCTTTATCACCTGTGTTCCTGCAGCAATATAAATATTTTTATCTGCATCTGCTTTAACGCATGACGGTATGGTTCCATTGCCGGAAAAAATCTCTGTATTATTATAAAATGCAGTAACGGCGCTTCCTGGGCCTGGGATATATATTTCACCTTCGTAGTCCATAGCAATTCCATATATAGGCGTGTCAGTAAATCTACTATCAACAGCCCATTGACTAAGATTACTTAAATTTACATTAAGGTCTCCATAATAAAATGACGCACCATTTCCGCCTACAATGATAAAATCTTGCTCCATAAATTCAATAGTACGGATATAGCCATCCATAGTAATTGTCCATTGCTCCGTACCGCTGGAATTATATTTCTTTAATTGTTTATCATAACCGCCGCAATAAACATTTCCGTTGGTATCTACGCCAATATCAAGAATCATGTTGGTAAATACCTGAGCTTTTTCCCATACAAGAGTACCGGCCGAATTAAGCTTCCTTACGCTTACCACATTAGATGCATTAGTATATGCAAAATATACATTGCCTGAAGAATCTGCGCAGACACAATTAACTAACGAGTTAGAAACTATATATTCCCACACTTTTTCACCAGTAGGACTAAGTTTATAAATTGCTCCTGGAGTATCTATAAAAAGTCCCCCCGAAACGCCAGCAGTCGCCGCTCCGCTACGTGCGCAATAAACATTTTCACTGTTATCTACCCCAGCAACATAAGCAATTGTTCCGACTGAAAAATTCCATAGTTCCTGCCCGTCTCTATCTAGCTTTCGTACTGAACCGTCCTCAGAACTACTATATATATTACCGTTATCATCTAATGCAAGTTTAGTCACTCTATCAGTATGCCCTTCAAAAATCCATGTTTTATCTGGAACGGCTACCCCTGTCTCAATCTCCCCGATATTATCCGCCATAGTCTGAAAGGCTGCGTCGGCCGCCGTCGTTACCCCTTTTGCAGTGATGGCCGCGGCGACCAGCGTTTTGCCATCACTGACAGATTTTTTTACTTCTGTCAGTTCCTCTGTCATAGCTGTGACATGGGCCTCAAACTCCGTCTTTGTGGCGAAGTCTCCGCCGGCGATTTCACTGGCCCGGTCTGCTTCCGTTTTCGCCCGATTCGCTTCCAAATAGGCCGTCACATCTGCCGCCAGATGGTCCTTTGTCACCGACGCCAGCAGCAGTCTTGCCACCAGAATACCGGCTTCCTCCGCTAAGGCGATTGTCGTGCTGTCCTTCAGCTCCGTTTGCGTCAGAAAGGCCGACAAATCCACACTTTGCTCCGTACCATCGGCTAAGGTCAGCACAAACTGCTGCCCCTCCAGCCGCACATCCAGCGCCACCTTCTCCAGCGCCGTATCAATGGTCTGCACACTGCCGTCATACTTGGTGATGGTGAAGCTACCGCTATGCTCTGCAAAGCCGATTTCTTTCACCAGCGCCTGCGCTTCCGTCTTGTCAAACTTCTGATTCACAGCCAGATTGGACTGCTCAATGCTCTGCTTGGTATCCAACAGCACCTTCATCGCCGCCAGAATTTCCTGCACCGTATAGCCCGATACCCCAGCAATCTGCACCGCCCCGATATTGGCCGCGCCCTCTGTGCTTGACAGCGCGTCAATCAGCGCATTCAGCTTAGGCGCTACCACCTGCTTGGCTCCGGCGTCAAACCGCGCCTTCAGCATTTCAGCAGAAAAGCCCGCCTCCGACGGCCTGTCCGGCAGCCCCATAATATCCTTATCATCAAACTCTTCACTTGTAATCTTATACGCTTCAATTCCCATATCATCACCCCTTATACTTGCCTGCCACAATGAAGCTGGCTTCCATCTCATAAAAGCCGAAGCCCTCACCGGCCACATTGTTTTCGATGCAGAACTGAATCAGCATAAACTTTTTCGCCTTGGCATTGGCAGCAATTATCATCGGAAAATCATCCGTGGTAAAGGATAGCCGGTTGAAGTCGATATCATGAAAGTCAAAGATATCGGTGGTTTCCCGCTTGACCAGCTGCAGATTGCTCTTATAACGATAATAGATTTCCACACTGCTGCGCCGATAGGGCGATAACATCAGCCAGAAGCCCTTCAGCGTTTTATACCGGCTGATGGTTTCAAAGCTGAAAATCGGCGTATACCAATAGGCCCGAATCGGCTCCCCATCGTCGTTATAGGCATTGTGGGCCGCCGTATTCTCACGATCCAGCATAAAGATTTTTACCTTGCCGTCATTATCGCCAAAATAAAGCCGCCCGTCATACTCCCACCACACCCGGCAATCGATGTTGGTCAGATAATACCACTCATACTGAAAGGTACTCTGCGGCGCATTCTTCTCATAATTCTTCTGCCTGCCATCGGCCACATACACATGATTGTTCACCGCCAGATAATAGTTGTTGTACTCCTTGGCCACCGCCTCAGACAAATCCGCTTCCCTGGTAAGCCTTGGGTCCACATACCAGCTGCGCCCCTGAGCATACCGCTCCGCCGTCAGATATTGGGTAGTCAGTGCATACACCCCCTGCCGGGCCAAAAATAACGGCTCCGTATCCAGCCGCTGAAAGCAGTATTTGCTGATAGCGCCCACACCGGCAATGGAGCCGGAGATGGCAAACTGGGTTTTGCCGGTGCTGGCATTGGTAGCGCCGGTCACCAGAAAAATGGTCTGGTCCTGCTCGTTATCCTCCTTATGTACCGCCAGCATATCATTGATGAGCGAATAGCCCATAATAGCGCTGGAATCCTGGCCCAAATAGGCATAATTTTCACCGGGGAAATAGCAGGGGTCGTTAATCCCCGACCAGTAATGAAAGTTTTTGGCCTCCTGATTGCCCGATACAAACACTCGGTCTGTGGCGCCGTTGACGCCGTACTGAATGGCAATGGTGCATTTGTTGATCAAATCGGCGGTGTAGTCAGTGGCCGCCGAAAAGGTGATTTCCACATTATCAGTTCCGGTGGCAGGACTTTTCCCCGGCGCTGCTTTAAACGTAATCACGCCGGTTGTACGATTTACCGTAAAATCCGTTGTCTCCGTCTTGTCCACCCAATCGCCGCTGGCATTTAATACCCGCGCCGTAACCGCCGTGCTGTCGATTTTCATATCGTCGACAGCCAGCCGGTATTCGGTAGCCGTTTCTGTTCCATAAAAGCTGTAGGTTCGTTTCGTGGTCAGCACATTGACGTCATCCACCACACTGCCGCCGGAGCCGTCCGGATTTTGACCGGCAATACACAAAGGCACCGTAGCCACATCGGTTACCTTCTTCGCGCTGAACGCGCCGTCAAACTCCCCATAGACCAGATAGGTCTTGCCGTCTAAGATATACAGCTTCTTGTCATTCTGAAAGGCCGTTGAGCGCTGATTATTCATATCGGAATAGATAAGAGAGCCGGAAGCGGCAAAGACGCCGTCTGTTCTTACCCATTCATAAAGCTTGGTGCCGGCATGGACCAGAAATTTCTCCACATCCTCCGTAGCTAACCGGTAAATCCCATTGATACGGCTGCCAAAATCCGCAACAGTTTCATAGCCGGTGCGTTTAACCGGCTTACCGGCCAGGTCGGATATGATATTCTGCGCGTCAGGGCTGCGGCTCTTGTCCATCTGTGTCGGACTGCTGGCGAAGTCTACGCCGCGGAATTTTGCAATATTTAAATATTTCACCGTTGGTGATGGGCCAAAGTCATATCCCATTAGTATGCATCCTCCGTTTCTACATAAATAGCAGCGGTATACCTGGTCTTGTTTTCCTCGTACTTGCTGGAAAAGAATGTGGCCTTCACATTCTCATCATCCCCCAAAAATAGAAACATCCCGATACTATAAGGCAGAATATTCCGCACCATCTCCTCATGATAGGGTATCTCCTTACTCATGGATTCTATATAAGGCGCCTGGGATAATTCCTCCATCCCATCCCGATATCGCAGGGCGTTTTCATGGGGCAGACATTCAGAAAGCACTGTATTTAAGATAGGCAAGAAGTATTCGCTGTATCCTGAGCTGTTGCTTTTCTGGTCATTCATCAGCCCGATTGTAATATCAAACAGCATTTGCGCTGTAAATTTCATACTCTTCACCGCCTAACAAAAACAGGGGGACTGTCATACACAGCCCCCGCAATCCATCACGCCACTTCGCTGGCTACCGCAGACTTGAATTTTCCTGCTTCTACCGCATAAGCAGAGACAACATCGCCTGTTTTTACATCTACAGCAGCGCTATAAGGCTTCGCTGTATTGCTGTAACGTGGGTCGCTGCCATCTAAAGTATAGTAAACCGAGCCGTTGCCGGTAATAGTGGCCTTTCCTGTTGCGATAGCAATGGTCGGTGTCGCTGTCTGTTTGCCAGTCTTTGCCGCCACATATACCCCATTTGCCTTTGCACCCAGTACAAAGGCGTCATAGTAGGAATACCACTCCAGCACACGGCCATTAATTCCAACCACATTGTCCAAAATACGGGCTGTTTTCAGCTTAAACGGCATCAGCACCGATTTCTTATGGGTAATCAGGAAATGCACGTTTTCCGGCAGGTAATTATCCGGCACCTTGACAACCTTCATGTCGGCAATCTGGCCCATCTGTCCCTTGGTCAGAATCTTTTCGGCCAGCTTTTCTACGCCGATAAACTCAGGAGACAGCCGCACTTTGTTGTAATCGGAGGAACCAATATATAAAATACGGTTGCTGGCCGGTACCAGCGCATTATCCAGCGCGGTTGAAGCGTCAAATAAGGTTTGCACAATACTGGTCTTAGTAGGTGCGGCAGATAATACATCGATTAAACCGGCGTTATTGGCAAACACATTCAAAGCATATTTATCGCTCATCGGTGTGGTCACTTCATCGGACTGGGATTTCATCACCTTGCCCGCCTTTTTAATATACTGCTGGTCAGACGCATTGCCCTCATCGATAGAAGCCGTCCAGCTTGGTTCCTGCGTCATGGTTAAGGTCTGCAGCGTATCTTCTACCTCTGTAATCTGCCCGAAGCGCTGCAGGCCGCTGCGGGTATAGGTTGTTACAGGAATGGTTTTCAGCGTGGACACGATAATGGACCGTACACCATCAAAGCTGTAGTCATTGGAGGTATTGCCCGCTACAAAGCTATCCACCGTAAACCGCTCTGCAATCTTTTTCGAGTAACTTTCATGTAAATTAATCGCCATCTTTTATCATCCTTTCTCAGTCATCGCCAAACAGAGATGCCAAAAAGACATCGGAACTTTGCGTTCCTGTCCCTGCCGCGCTCCCCGGCGACTGTCCTTTATTCACTTGATTTTGTTTATAGGCTGCGTTTTCATTGCGCAGCTCTTCAATCAGCACCTGTTGATAGGCTTGTTTAATGCTGGTACCGCCTAAAATGGCATCCTGCATAACCTGCGGCATAGATTCCAGTGTGGGATATTTTTTCTCAAAGCCCGGATACTCCCGCACCAGCTCCCCGATTTCCCGGTTAAAGGTGGCCCAACGCTGTGCTTCTGCCTGCTGCTGGCGCTCCATTTGCTGCCGGAGCTGCTGCCGCTGCTGTTCTTCTGCTGCCCGCTGGTTTTGCAATTCTTCCTTGTCCAATTCAGCGGCTGCCAGTCTCATAGCCGTGTTCTCATCCATATAGCCATCCTGCATTAGCTGACTGGCTCTGGCCTGCACAGTAGACTGTCTGATTTGCTGCTGAAAGGTCGCTAAAAACTGCTCATAGGGCATGCCCGATTGTACTGCCAAACGCTGCAAAAGCTGCTTTTCCGGGCTGTTTTTCAGTTGTTCAATCTCCTGCAGCTTTTTATCATAATTCATGCCCTTCTGCGCTAACTGCACCGCCTGTTCCTTGGTTAGCTGCATGGGCTGGCCGTTATAAACGATATCCAGCATGGTTTGTGCTGGCTGTCCTTCCGGCTCGGTCTCTTGACCTTCTTCGGTCTGCTGTTCTTCCTGCGGCGCTGCCGTTTGATTTTTCTCTGCACTGGTTGGCGCAGTGTCAAAATCCTCTGGCATGTCCTCCGCAAATAAATCGATACTGTCTAAAGATTCACTGGTTTGTGTTTCTTCTGGCATAAAATATCCTCCCCTTGCCTTGGTTTAGGCATAAATAATAAGCCTTTTTACGTCATGCTCAGGACAGTTGTTTACATCATTGCAGCCGCGCTCATTGCTTGGGACAGCTCCTGCATAGGCTGGGCTTCTACAGGCGCATTCCCCTGCCCCGCCATCATTTGTTGCTGCTGAGCCATAGCCTGCTGCTCTTTAATGGACTGTATAATTTTGTCTCTGCCCGGAATATAGCCATCGGGCAGCAGCTCCAGATACTGAATATTGTCTATCAGTTTCTGTGAAAGCATATTATCTAAAGTCTGCACCTGCATCAGCTCACTCCAATAGGTGGCCTGCCCGATTTCCACCGACAGATTAATATTGATATTCTGCAGTTGGTTGAAATCATAGGTCAGGACCTGCTTCTGTCCGTTATCGTCGGTCAGCTCGGTAATACGCTTACCATAATAAGCTCCCATCATATCAATGAGAATGCGTACCGAATCCTCTATAAACTGATAGAAGTCCATGCGTTGCAATTCTAGCGGCTGACTACTAGCCCGCTGCAGGGCTACAATAGCAGATGTATTGTCGGGCTTGGCATTTCCCAGTGCAGCGTCATATACGCCCAGGCTATCCTTGGTTTTCGTAATGGTGCTTTCGATTAATTCAAGAGCCTGCTGGTTGACAGGCGCAGCGCTGAATACATCGAACACAGCATCACGGGGATTGCCGTTGACGGCCACAGCCTTGGTTACATCATTGCTCCAGCCTTTTGCCAGCTTAGTTTTATCATAGATGAGCTTGGGAAAGGCCATCCGCTTGTTATATTCCATCGCCAACGCCATCACCTTATTAATATAAATCTGATTGGCGATGACGGCTGTTACTGGTGAGGTGCCATGACAACAGTGCTTTACCCGCTCCCAAGAAAAATAGGATATCGGATACAGCTTCATCTGCGTTTTGGTTTCCTTCTCTATGATAGTGGTGCTGGTTGTCTTTAAATAATAAACAAAGCCATCTTCCTTCCAGAATTTCAGCATTACCGTTGTCTGCTTACTGTTATCCTGGCTATGTTCGCTGTTATAATGGCTTTGCAGCTCATCATCGGGACGGATACTGTCTGTATCGGTTACACCGTTGGCGCGGGCCAGTTCCAGAACCTTGGCTGTCGGCATTTGAATTAAGAGAATCAGCCAGGGCTGCGACTGGATATCGTTGGTGGCCCTGTTGCCAAAGACGATATTGGTGTTGTCGATGCGCTCTGTCCGGATAGCTCCCATGTAGGTATAGCCAGTTTCCACTGTAGAATCCCAGTAATGATAGCGCACGGTATCACCATCTACGGCGCAGGCTGTGATACTGTCCCGATTTTGATAGCCGATATTATTCTGCTCAAAGACACAGCCCACTTCCCGCTGCAATATCTTTTCCAACGGCTCCTGCATGGGGCCACTCTGATTATTGACCTCGCATTTTATGCCAATATCGTCCGTTACCAGCATACTGGTCAGATAGTTGACCGAGGGCTTGATAATATTGAACACCGGCTTTTCCAAAGCTGGCGCATTTAGTCCTTCCCACTGCCTGCCGTGATAGAAGTTATTGTTGCGCTTTACATTGTCGTATAAATCAAGGCCCTGCTTGTAGCTTTTATCATCCAGATATTCCTTATAGATTTCCTCCGGCTCCTTCTTGATGTCCATTATCTGCACCTCCTTTCCCGTCATAGTCTAGCAGCATCTGCCACTGGGCCAGCCACTCCTGATGCTGCTTTTCGTCTCTGGTTTCTTCTGGCGCTATATCCGGCAGTCTGGTCTGTTCCATAGGCAGAGCCTTGGGCCGCAGAAGCCATAAAGCAAGCGCCACCGACAGCCACCCACAAACAAAGCCTGTCAGACAGGCCGCTAAAATCATCATTCTATCACCCCGAATATCCAAATAGATTGTCTAAGCCTTGGTCGTAGTCAATATAATCATCATCTTTCGGTACCGGCACTTCGGCAGCACTGGTCCAGTACACGCAGAAATAACGAATGGCGTCGTTGCTGTGTGTGATTTCATGAGGCTCCGTGGCTGCATCATTGACCTTTTTCTCATCGTATTGCAATTCGGGCAGGCACCGGATTAGGTTGACGCAGGTCTTGAAGATGCGCAATCGGGCTATAGGCATCCCCTGTTCGTCGGGCACAACGCGCAGCCATTCCTTCATAGCCATCCAGCCATTGATGCGGTCATTGGATACCTTGGTCAGGTACAGCCCTTTTTCTGCAAAAAATTCCGCTGTGCTTCTGCCGGTCTGGTTCTGCCGGTTCCATAAATCCGGGGGCGCCAGCGCCAGTTCGATTTCCTCATCGGGCGTTGTTAATTCCAGAATGCGTTCTGCTGCCACGGAAGCAATATGCCCGTTGTTGTTGGCGCCTTTGTGATTGTCCCGCCCTTCGTACAGCTCCCGATAGACATAGCCAGCGCCACGCTCATCCAGCGCGATCCAATAGGCCGCCAGCATATCAGAGCCATAGTCCAGGGCAATATATTTGCGCCAGTGCTTGGGTATCATGACAGGCTCGATGACGTGAATATTGGCGTCAAACTCCGGAAAAAACTGACCGCTGAATAAATCCCAGCTGCCCTCCAGCCATGCTTTGCGCAAATCAGGCGGCAGACTTTCCAGCTGCTCCACGTATTGGGGGTCATGCTCTAAGAGATTGACATTGTCGTAGACAGTCGCCTTGATGAAGGCGTATTCCTCTGGCTTTTCCCCTGCCCGGTACTGTCTGCTGATGAACAGCCGCTTCACCCACTCATGGCCCACGCCGCCAGGATTGCAGGTCAGGTAAAACCGTTTTGGAAAACTGTTGGCGCCACGGATGCACACCTTCAAGCGGTCAAACATGTACTCGGTAAAATGGGTGGCTTCGTCCATGAAAATGACATCGTATTCCTGCCCCTGATAGCGGTTTACATCTCGGTCGCTGTCGCAATAGCCAAAGATGATACGGCTGCCGTTGGGAAAGTAAAAGGTCTTGTCGGTTTCCTTATAACGGGCAATGGCTTTCAGCGTTGCCTGCAGCGGCAGAATGTGATTGTGTAGCAGCTCCGGATAGGTACGGCGCAAAATCAGCATGGTAATGCCGGGATAGCGAAGGGCTAGCAGCGGCGCTTTAAACCGCACCGCCCAGCTTTTGCCGCCGCCCCGAGCGCCGCCATAGGCTGTGTAGCGCACTTTGCTGCGCAGGAATGCTTTTTGCTTCTCATTGGGGGTTCCCAGCTCAATCTGCATATTCCTCTACCTCTTTTGACATCCGCACATGGATGGTTTTATCTGCCGTATTGTTCTTGCTGGTCTCTGCCCTCAGCTTATCTATTCTCGCCCGCTGTTCTTCTGTTGCCATATCCATATGATTGGCCAGCCAGTCCAGCGCCCTCATGCGGTCCGCAAGCTCGATGGTATCTACTTTGCCGCTGGACACCTTCTTGATTACGCTGCCATCAAAGGTATCGGAATCCTTTAGCAGCACCATGCCGTTTTGAATTTGCATATAGTCGTTCATGTCGGCAAAAGCGATGTCCAGATACTTCTGGAAGATATCTTCCGGTTCCAGCAGAGCCTGATTCAAACGATTCTGTTTCAGGCGCTTGATTTCCGCTGTGATTGCAGTATTTTGCAGTAAGGCGTATCCATTGGAGCCTGCTGTCTCATAGCTGCATGCATAGGCTTTCTGATACGCCTTCGTTGCATTGAAGCATTTCACATAATACAGGCAAAAAAGCCTTTGTTTCTCGGTTAGCGCCTCATTGGCCATCACCGATTCCACTAAAGACTTTTCTTCTGCCGTTACAGGTGCTTGCGGTTTGGTAACGTTACTTTTCGTATTTGGTAACGTTACCATTCCCGACTGCTCCCATTTATCTTGATTTTTCCATTTCCGAATCTGACTTTCTGATACACCCAATTGGCTTGCAATATCTTTCAGCAACATGGTTCCATCAGATTCTCGCCAAAGCTGATACGCTTTATCCCTGTTCGGGCTTCTCTGTCGCGGCATACCACCACCTTCCTATTCGTTTGTTTTTTCCGCATGAAAAAAGACACCGGCTAGGGTGTCTTTCTCCGAAACTATGTAATCGCGGCTGGATGAACGCCTTCTGCGCGCCCCCGGTCTCATATCATCCTGCCAGTGAGGTTCTCAGCCCGACCAGCGCCGCAATGTTATATGATGACAGCCGTCGCTGTCCTATAACCAAAACTTCCATGATAATATTCTACCACCGATTTTCTCTCATGGCTGGGGATAAACCGGGGATTTTCAAAAATTCTCGGCAAATAAGTTTACTTTACTTAGTTCCGGAAACAAATAGCAAGCCAGTATTTCCACTGCCGCCTCATTCAACTCTTTACGAATATATTCCTCACTATAATTCATATGCTGACAAACCTGTTTCCAGAGCATTCCATCTATATAGCGCAACTGCAGTAGAAGCTGTTTTTCTGCTGGCATATTCTCCAGTGCTAAATCAATCCGCTGCTTTCTAGCTTGCCGCTGTATAAGTGCTGCCTGCAGCCTCTCCCGCTGCTGTTCCTTCTGCATCAGCTCTGTTTCCACTGGCGATGTGACTTTGTTGGTCGCTCCACTGCTGGGCTGGTCATAGGATACTGCCATATTGCAATTATAATTTCCCAGCCGCTCCAATGCTTGCAAATCTGCTTCCAGCATACGGATACAAACCTCATTTTCCCGATATCCTCGCAGCATTGCAACGGCTTTCCGCTTGCATGCTTCCATATCCATGACCATCCCTCCTTGCTGTCAAACCTCCACAATCTTAATTCCATGCCGCCATAGCATTAATTTCCGCTTGATGATGTATTCCCGCGTCCGCTTGCCCTTGACATCTTCCACCACCATTTTGCCGGTGTCGGCCATATGATACACAAAATCCGCTTTGTACTTGCAGGCTCGCTCTCCGTCCTGTTTAGGGATTAACTCAAACTCTACCTGCATGCT